GGCAAGACTATCTTCAATTGGGGCACCATTCGCTTCCCAAGTTATATCAACAGAAGAAACTTCTCCTACTGAAGCACCCATTGTAATTCCAGTCACTAAAGCATAAAAAGTTATAAATCTAGGAGTCGCCCCATCTAGCCACGCTAATTTCAATTTTATATCAGTACTTGCAGTCTGTTGCCCGTCTCCCGCAGCAGTCCCAGAACTTCTTTTAATTGAATTTTCGAGAATAGCTTTAACGTTTGATCCACCTGAAGTCGTGTAATAAAACAATCGTGCGCTACCTGAATAACTACGAATACCATCAATGATCGTTCGATCGGTATCAGCCATTGAAGTTGTTTCAATAACTGCTTGACTAACAGAAAAGCTCCAATTTTGAACTTTTGCAGCTTTATTTGTCTCAGTGCCTATATATAAGGCACCATCTCTTCCTGTATAGAAACCAGCCACATTCCCAAAGAACAAACATTATTTTTATTATATGGGTGCATCTAGGCAACCGACAAAACTACAACTAACATTACTTATTCCTGGGTAGACACTTGTGACCGTTGGAGGAGCAGCATATCTCCATCTAAGACCTTTACGGGTCTCTCCTGTCCCCGCTCCACCTATGATCTCCTTAGTCAGAAGATTTCCTGTGTCTGGATCATCTATTCCTGCTGCTCCATCTTCAGTTGTGAACTTAACGTAATCCCAAACACTATTAACGTCATCATAATGATCAATAATTAAGGCAGCCTTGTCATCAGTAATATTTGAAAAGCCAAGGGTCAACTTTGCATTTACTCTATTTTTGCCATAACGTATATGAGTTTTTACTCCATTTAATGCTTCAAAAGTAGTACTTGGATAAGTCCCAGGATCGAAACTCCGAGAAGTCGGTTTAACATTTGGGAATGCTTGACCTGTAGCCATTTTAAAGTCCTCTTAATTCAGGGAAACGTGTAAGGTAATCAACCCCATTAACAGCAGAGTTGGGATTTGCATGGTAAAGAACTGCAAGTTTATTATCGGATGTTAAAGGTACGTGACTTGCAGTTATTTGAATAAATCCTTCCTCACCATAGGTAATAGATTCAACTTTATAAATCCTATTCTCAGTTGTGCTGTCAACTTGAGCAAATAATTTATTAGTTAAACCAAGCGAGTTCTTACCGTCACTACCTACAGAAAACTCTTTTTCTTCTATTCCTCCTAATGTCCCTGGAGTCCAACAATAAGTCTTGATTGAACCACTGATATCTGATCTTGAAATAACCCTGCCATCTGAATCAATACTTCCATTGTTAAACCGACTTGTATGCGTTGATTCTGTAATAACCCGAATATAATCACCAGCTAATAACCCAAAGACTGAACTTGGAGGAGTGTCAAAGGCAATTCCATGGTCAACTTCTTTTCTGATTGACAAAGCAATAGCAGCAAATTTCTTGGCATGATCTTCTTTCGTACACCAATTACTTAAATCAAAGACTTCTTCTGGTAATTCCTCTGCTTTTGGATCAAAAGTAGATCTATCTTCGCCCGTGGGGTTATAAGCATAAGTTTTTGCAATATTTTCGGAAAAACCACCTATCCCTTTATCATTCAACTTATCATCCCTATGGATAACAGTTGCTTTAAACATCTTTCTTTCTTCTGGAGTTAAAAAAGTAGCTTTTATATCTTTCATGTTTCCATCAGTAAATAAAGCTCTTATATCAATGCCTTTATTATCAATAGTTGCTTCGTAATTTATTTCATAACTATCTTTAACAGGAAAACTTGGCCTTAAACTAAATCGACCACCTAAAATAGAAAAATCTAAAAAGTTATAGGCAGCATGTTCAAATATAAATTCTCTTAAATTAAACTTATTATCAATGATTCCATTCCAGTGGAAATCATTAGCTTTACAATATCTAGCCCCTTCAATCATGCTTGCACGATCCACTCCATCATGACCCACGACATTTCCAGCTCCATAGGAAGTATTCGTTAATAAGTCATGCGCTATTTCTACGAAATTATCAGTAGATTGATAATTAGCAGGAGTATTACGACTAGGAATAGGATCCCCATTCTCTTCAATTAAACGATCTACTTTTATTCCTTGTTGTATAAAAGCTGAAAAAGAATTAAAACTACTTAAAGTATTTGTCGCTCCTATTCTAATACCACCTATCGCAAGATTCTCATAGTTAATTTGTGGATTACTGCTGCTACCTGCATTTACAATCTCATTAATATGTGTCACTTCATGCTCAGGACCATTTTCATGGCTTGAGGTTTCGGAATCAAATAAGAAGTAATCAGCTATTGCATTGTTTTTATTATGTTCAACTAATTTCCAATAGGCTGTATAAAAACCCGCAGTTCCATCTGTTGCCCAGTCAGAATGTTCTCCTACATCTGGAACGACAATTGGCGGTGGAGATATTGTTATGGTTAATGTTTTTGTCGGAGATTCACTATCAACAGTCACCGTATCTTGATCTTGATAGCCTGTTCCTGCTGTAAATATTGTGTACTCTTTAAACGTCTTAGTCCCGTCAGTTATTTTCTTTACGTTAACTGTTAAACCTGTTCCACTACCTTTAGTTGTTGTTGTTGTTCTTGTAGTAGTTGTTGTTATTATTGAAGGAACTTTATTTGATCTTTGAACAGCAACAGCATAAAGATTCCTCCCACCACTTGCGCTATACCTCCAGTCTTCTCCCCCTCCCAAAGAAGAAGGATTCCTTGCAAGTCTGAATCTATGCCATGTACCTATTCCTTGACCATCTCTACCAACTTCTTCCACAGGATCGCTCCAGTCATCATCTCCGTATGGCTTCTCTGCTGCTGGCCACTCCATAGTGATTGTTTGAGGAACTAAAGTTCCTCCAAAAACAAAATGCCATAACCACTTGTCGCCTTTAGGCTCTGACAATACATAAATCCCTTTTTGTGGGCTGAAATAAGCATTACCCTCAGCAGGGACTCCTTTGAAATTGTAATTAGTTACATTTGTCCATGTACCTTGCTGATTATTAGTTCCAATACCTGTGTAAGTAGTTACATTATCAGGAAGAAAAGGAGTATCAATATAGTCATAAGCTAAGTTCTCATCAACAGGCATAGTCCCTGTTTCCGTAGGGTCGAGTTGACTAACAGGTCCAGTAGGAGCTGCACCATCAACTAAAGCATCACCTAATCCGCCTCTAGTCCATTCAGGGTTGTTTGTAAATTCATTCCCTGAATCCTTATTTATAGGTAGTTGTACAACGCGAGCATGATATGAAATCCTCAATCGTAAACTATAGTTTGTTTCTTTCTGAACAGGAGCTGCATAATCAAGAACATGTACTTTGTTTTGATCGTAATAATTAAGCACCACATTCCCTGCTACAGGTAAAAATCTAAATTCATATTGAGATGGATCAAGATGTTTAACAGCAATTTCATTATATTGAGAGACAGGAGAAGAACCTTCGACACAAAAAACGGTATTACTTATATCAATAAATTTATCTCCAGAATTTAATTTTTTCGCTTGTAATTTAAAGAAGCTAACTCGCCTAACGTATTTACTGACAGATCCTATCTGGATAGAACCATTCTTGCTTTCATAAGAGACAATGCGATCATGAGAAGGTAGTTCATTGACATTAGGAAAGCCGTTTATTTTTCTCCATACTTTACTTTTAAGACCTATTTGTGTTATGTCACATTTTCTAGTATTTGAAAAAGTTGCAAGCTCTACTTTTTGGACAACTAAAGAGTCATACGGCAACTGTGTGTCATCTGTATCTCTAAACTCTAGATAACCAGCTTCATCTGCCTTCAATGTAATTGCCTTTTGGAAACCTTGATTACCAGCTATCCATTTATTTCCATTATCTTCTTCAATTGCTGTCATTAAAGTTGATCCAACCATATATTGCTCTCCTATATCTATCCCATCATCAACATTTTCTCTGACTGTATCTACAACACTTTTAGCATCTGATGAACCCCAAGGAGAAAATTTATTCCACTTTTTATTTTGATCAACATCTGAAATAGAGGAATCAATCCATGCTGATTCTTCTAGGGCATGATAGATCCGATAATGAACAGTTAATGATCCAGTTTGATGAGGAGCTAAAACACGGCCACTACTATATGAAGAGTTTGTAATACCTACATATCTAGGATATTTGTGAACAAGTTTCCCCATTTTATATCTTGAATCTCTTTTAACATCATCATCACCATCTAAAGGCAACAAAATCAGCTCCCAATTAACTTTATAAGCATTGCCATTAGGCATAGGAGAGTATAAACCAAACGTATTATTACTTGTGGGTGTTTTTGTACTGCTGAAACTTGGCTTATAAACAAAATCATTATTTTCGTGAATTTTTACAAGGAATGGATCAGTATCGTCATATTCTCTATTTCCCCTGTAACCATAATTATTTGCGTTTTTAGCTGAACCTTCC